GGTCGAAGGTTGGGGAAAGCGCATTGGCAGCGCCCGTTTCAGTTTCCCACACTGCCGTAACACCGGCGTCGTTGCGGGGGAAATCAATGTTGCCTTGCAAGCCCGTGAGAAAGCGACATCCCATGCGGCGAACAACCGGCATAGGGTCGAGCAATGCGATAAGCGGGCCAATGTCGGTTTGGACGGTGAAACCGCCTTCCGTGGTTGTACCTGCGCTCATTGCGCGTTGTTCTTTGCCTGCGTTGGCAAGCCAGTTGGGAATCAACAGGTTGCCGGTAATGGTCACGCCGTTGGTGCGGGCTTCCTTTTCGGCCTCCTGGAACATTTCGCGCTCAAGTCCGGTCAACTGACCGCCGGGCTTCGAAAGTTCGTTGATCGCTTTTACAAGGCGAAATTCGCGGGCAACAGTTTGTTTGTCATCGCCACGGCTCGTAACGATGCCGGGGGCGGTAACGGCGGGCTTTGCGCTGTTGGCGCGGGCTTCGGCTTCGTCGGCTTCAACCTTTGCTTGCAGGGCACGGATTTCGTTTTCCAGCGACGTTACGCGCTTTTGTGCGGCGTCGAGTGCCGGGCTGTCGGTGCTGTCGTTCCACGTTTGGGCTTCAACCTTTTCGCCAAAGCTTCGTACTTCGGCCAACGCCGTGGCTCGCTGCTCCTGTTTGCTTTTCAGCAATTCCTGAGTAGTCATGTTTATGTGTGTTTAGCCAGGAAGGTGTTTATTTCTTTCCGGCGTTGGTTAAGTAATTCCTGTTTGATAACCTTTTCATCGTAGGACCGTGCCGCCGCTGTGGTGTCCGGGTTTGCCGGGTACGTTACGGGGCTGACGTCGTACATCTTTTTGACTTTTTTGATTGAGCGGACCGACTTAGCACCGCCGCTGTTTCGCGTCCATGTTTCGGTTTCGCTGTTCTCGTAATCCAAACCAAATGCCCATGAGGACTGTGTAATATCGCCGCGTTCGATGCTGACCATAAGGTCGCGGGCGGCTGTGGTATCGGGAATGTCAACCTCGTACATAAGGCCAATGTCGTCGAGTTTCATCCGAAGTGTGCCCGACGTGGTGCGGCCCAAAACAAAAGACGGGTCATGGTTGAATAGCGCCCGAACGTCGTCCATGTCGGTTTCGTCGAGTGCGCCTTTGGCGATTTCTTCTTCGAACCAGCCCATGTCGTAACGCTGCCCAAATTTGAGCGCGTAACCGCGAAGCGTCTTTTTGCCTTCCTCGTCGGCCCGCATTTCTACGGTGCCGGTAAAGGCGCGTATTTCTTTGTTCATGGCGTTTCTGTTTGTGGTTCGTCGTTGGCGTCGGTATTCGCGTCGCCTGTGGCGTCCGTGGTTGGCGTAGCCGCATACTTGCCTTGCAAGATTTCTTCCAGCGTATCCATAGGGGCCATGTTTTGCTGAATAAACAGCTTATCCCCGCCTTCGATCTTGTTAAGGTTCTTTTGGCTCCTGACCTCGTTAGGCGTCATCCATCCGTTCTGAATAGCGGAAGCGTAGAACGTGGCCTGCGCTGCCATGTCGCCCATCATCATAGTTGACAGGTCAAAAGCAAAAAAGCGACGCCGGTTTTTTACTTCCGAAGTCGTGAATAACTTGGTGGTAAATTCTTCCTGTATTTGCAGGCTCCAGGGTTGAAGGCAATGGATAACAAAATCTTGGTTTTGTTGCTCCATGTTGCTGAACGTGGATTTATCCAGTTGGGATAGAAGATGCAACGGGACTTTAAAAATTTGACTGACATCTACCGTGGTTAGGTTACGGAAGTCAAGTACGGCGGCCTGTTGCGGGTTGTTTTGAACCGGCTTAAAGTCTGCGCCGCCGTCAAGTATGAGGCTTTCGCCCGCGTTTTGGGTGCCTGAATAGTTTTCCTGGATTTGTTTCCGTAGGGCGTTGTATTGCTTTTCGGACAACACATTAGGGAAGCTGTAAATACCTCCGACGGTTGCGCCCTTCGCCATGTAGGTGTTACTGTATTGCTGCGAACCAATACCGACGGCGATGCTGTCACGGTGAACAAGCGACACTTTGCGTCCCATTTCGCCGGTCACGGTCACGCCCTTAATGTGGATCATGTCGGTAGCAGGCAGGTAGTAGTTCACGGAGATGTCGTACATGGTGCCCGAAACCCAATAGAACAACTCACCCGTATTCGAAAAAACAAGCTGCACAATTTCCGGCGGTATGATTTCGAGCATTAACGGCTTGGCGTTATCGTCGCGATAAATACGCGCGTACCCGTTGCCAAAACAGGCGTTACGGGTAAGTGTCTGTACAAAAACGTGGGTGTTGTAGTGGGGATGCGGCCTACCGTTGAAAAGTTGGGCAACCGGGGAAGTGTAGTCCGGGAAAACATCTCCGTCACTGTCACGCTGGAAAACGCCGCGCTTCAGGGATGCGATACCATCGGAAATGTAAGCGATTGCAGCCCACGCGGGCGGCAGAGCTAAAACAGATTCGTCGGTAACGTAAATGTTTGGGTTTGCGGACGGCGTACCAAAGTACCTTACTATTGTGGCGTCCGTTAGGGGAGCGCCGCGCTGCTCTGTGGCAGGCGGCGGGGTGTCTTTATTGAGAAAAGATAAAATCCCTGTCCAACGCATAGCACAAAGTTGCGGCAAGCAACGTGCTAAGATGTTGGTTTATAGTGTTTTGAAACACAAATATTATTTACCTACGCCGTACTTTTCGGCGTATTTAACCGGGTAGTCGGTGCAAATGTGGGTAGCATGGGTTAAATCCCAATCCGGCGCAAGTTCGGGAAGGCAGGCGACAATGGCCGGGGCGCTTAGCATTTCGTCTGTAATGGGTGTTCCGGGGTAAAGCCAAAGAGAACCATCGGAAACTTTTACAAAGGGTTCATCGGTGTGCATAAAACCCCTTCTGGTGTTCTCGTGCGTGTACCTGCTAATAAACTCATGTCCACCGTCGATTGACTCCGCGCCCTTCCAATGCACCCAACAGCAACGATGAAACCAGCAATAAAAATAATATGGTATTTCGTGTTGCGGCGTATCGTGGCCGCAAAATAATCTATCATTATTTATCCAGGCATCTACCTCTACATCAAAGTTTTGGCAAATAGCCCTACTTATAGCGCCTATTGTATTTTCCGTTTCCGGGTCCGGCCCGTAAAGGTTGCCGCGATGTGCGATGATTTTCATTTACGTGGTATTTTTAAAAGTTCGTTCCCGTTTTCGTAGATGACAGCACCGTATTTTCCGCCGCGTATTTTAACCTCTATTTTGGCGGCTTCTTCACATTTTGAACGATCATTACTGCGAAGCAAAATATAGCTACCCCGCCAGCCAATCGGGAAATCCGGAAAATCACGTATCATAATGACGGTTATCATTTTACCCGGGTTAAAAAAGTGATACCCCAATCATCGGGGCAATATTGGTGAACGTTCCATTTTTTGCGGTTGATGTTTTCGACGGCAAAACGCGGGCCGGGGTGTAAGTTCGTATCATGCAGCCCGATAACGCCGTTTTCGCTCAAAAGGTCGGCATACTCAAACTCACTGATAACGTTGTTGATGCTGTGCCAGCCGTCAATAAACAGGAAGTCGATTTTTTCAACACCAAGGTTTTTTAGGTAGCCAAAAGCCTCATCTGTCTTTGTGCTGTCAATTTGCAGCGTGTAAACGTTTGGGGCGTACGACCTAATAAACGAACGATCTTCGACGTCAATACCAACGTAGATACAATCCGGGCTTTTGTGGTTCAAAAACTCCCTGGTAGATGTGTATTCGTATTTACTCGTTTCTAAGCGCGCAACACCTATTTCAACGATCACCGACGGCATAAGCGGGCAAAGCATTTTCGATAAAGCGTCCTGATTGCAAGCCGAAAACTCCCTACCATCCCAATTTGGCGATGTTGGCCAGTGTTCAGGCGTGTCGGTGTCATCGTAGGGCGTTCCGGTTCGGAAGTCCTTTGTAAAATTCTCTTTAATGATCTGTTCTATCGGCTTCCCCATGTGTCGAGTGCTTTAAAATATTCCTGTTGGTAGCTTCCGTCTATGCTTTGCCGCATAGCTTTTGCGCCCGCCGTGGTTCCATCCGGATGCCCGTGAATAGCGCCGCCTACATTTGCCATGTAGTCGATTCCGACCTGCTTCGTTACCCAATCCGTAAGGCCAGGATGAAAGCCGCATGATAGCGCGGGCATGACGCCGTATTTGTGCAGGACTTC